CATATCTTTCAAATTCCTTTTCATAAGTATCAGGAAGATACTGATTTAAGAAATCAAAGTTAGTAATGTAGTTTGTACTTGTTGGGACTTGTTGCGCACTTGGTTGTAGTGCAAATCCCGGTGTAGCTGCTAAAGCCATTTTTTTTTAGTTTTTATAATTATTTTTTATGACTCCTAATTTTTAAGCCACGACCTGAGTCAGGGTTGACGGCTTTTACTTGCATTCCTCCTTTACTAGTGACCTCCGGTGTACTTCGCATAGACATATCAGTATTCTTCATTCTACGCATAGTATCGTCAGCCTGTATAGATTTACCTTGCTCATAAAAGAACTTGGCAAACTTATCGGGATTCATTGCTACAGCCAAAGCCTTGTGATAGCTTGCAGCGTTCTTAATCGTTCCGTTCTCGTCAAGATGCATTTTTAAAAAATTATTTGCATCAGACTGAACCTTCTTAAGTTCTGCTGCATCTCCCGGTGAAAAGGTGACTTTCTTGTCATCGTTAATTGCGAACTCAAATCCATTGAACTCATTACCGAAAACTTTACTTGTCTCTTCATCAAAAATTTCTTTTCTCCTTTTCAGGGATTCTTCAAAAGATTTTGACTCTTGTATATATTGGTTATATGCATCCAACTTCTCTTTGTCATCACTAGAAATAGAACTCCCACTCGACTCAAGGGGCATCCTGTATTTTTCTTTTTCAGACTCAAAGTAGTCTTTAGCTTTTGCAATAGCTTTTTTCTTTTTTAATTTAGTTTTTTTTATTGTAGCCTCATCATCATAATCCTCATCATAATCATACGACTCCATCATAACATTAATGTCATCCTCATCTAATCCTTTCTCAGTAACAGTTAAATACTCCTTAAGAATCTGTTCAGGATTAACCTCATCGTAATCCTTATTTAACTTTACAAAATCCTTAAATCCTCTACCTGTATCTTTCTTATAGTTTAAATAAGCAGCTACATCCTCAGGTAACTCTTCAGCTTTTTCTCTTGCTTCAAATAACTCTTCAACAGAGTTAATCTGTTTGTCGTATCTATTCTTGATATATGAAATAACATCGTCATCAGAAAACTGTGGCTTTGTTGGTTCATCTATAACAGCATCCGGCTTCACCTCTTCATTAAAAGACTCCTCGTGCTTATCAAGAAGTTCTTGTTCAATTTCTTGTTTTGACTTTTCACCTTTGGTGACTTCTTTTACTTTAATTTCCATGAATTAATTTTTATTTGATTTATCTCGGAGAGAACTCTGACAGGTCAAACCCATCAAGACTGTCCTCGTTAGACTCAAATGTTTGAGGAGGAAGGTTGTTCTTTCTTTGGTTTATTAATTTACTTTGTTCTGTGTTCTGTTGACTTATTCGATTTGACTTTGCAGTCTCTCTTTCAGTTTCTCTTTCCGCAAGCGCACTTTCAGAAATATTTCTTAACTGCATATTGTACTGAAACTCTCTTTCCATTAAGGAAATTTTTAACTGAGCCTCATTATTCATTTTTTCCATATCAAAAGATACCTCAGCTTGCTTAAGCTGCATCTTAGCTTGAGTCTCAGCCTGTAAACTTTGCAATGCTGCTTGAGCCGCAAACTGCTGAGACTTCATCTGTCTCTCTGTAGTCATAGCCTCTTTCTGAAGCATCATCTGCTCCTCTTTTTCCTGCTTGGTCTTTCTCTTTAACTTTAAAAGTTGATTAGCTAACTTTATATTTTTAAGCTCCCTAATGTCAATTGCATCCTCAAGGTATATATCTCCTTTTGAAAGAGCCATCTGAATATTCTGCTCAAGTTGAGCTTTCTCTTCTTCATCAGGTGCTACCTCAATAAATACACCGAAGTCGTATATGTATAAATCAGATATTTCATTAAGTATAGTTACGTTATACTTACCAATCTGATTAACAAACTCATCAGTAAAATCTGAGTACTCAAGAATGTCAGATATTCTGTAAGATAGACCTTCTGCAATAGTCTTGTATAAATAAAGACTTGCATCTAGTATATGTCTCGTTGCTGTATTTGAATTAAGTGCAGCTAACTTCTGAACACCAACTAACGCATTAGGGTCAGGTGTACTACCGTCTCTCGCTTCATTTAAGCCCGTTACAGACCTAATCATATCCAAGTAATGGTTATAGTTAGTTAACAGCATTTGTGTCTTAGATGCGCCTGAATTTGACGTTAATTGAGTGATAGGTACTCTTGCGTTGTTAAACTCACCATCCTGAGTAAAACTTCTACCAATAACACTACCCGGTTGGAAGTATAGTCTCAAGGCATCTTCAGGGTTATAAGCCGCACCTGTACCAAGGTCTACTTCATTAAGTCCGTCTGCATCTATAAATACTCCGTCAGGAACTACCTTAGATATAACCTGTTGTAGCTTTAAATGAGTAAGCTGAATAAGGTCAGCAAATGGAATCATTCTCCTTACCAAAGACTCAATAACACCTTTGTACATTCTTGGAGCACACGCAACGTAGTTAGGAATAGCGTGTTGACTTGCTGACTTAGGTCTGACCATATTCTTAGCCATCTCCCACTTAAGCACGTAGTTAGTTCCCATAACCATAACACCATCATACCATACATCAATCTTTTTGTTTACCTTTTCAAAGTTTCCTTCGTCCATCATTTCAGATGGAGGATTAAACGTATCATCCTTAGGAATCATTTTTACATTCCCGGTGTCAGATATTTTCTTTTTGTATACAATCTCGTTAGTAGACTTGTAGTTAAAGTAAAGAAGAGTTACTGTATCCCTATAAAAAATATCATTGTTGTAGTACTGAGCTACATTAAAGTAGTCGTACCAACTTTGTCCGTACTTAGATATTTCATTAAGGTCTTCCTTTGTAAGGGTAGGGTCAATCTTAAGCAACTCAGTTATACTTACAGTTTTAACCTCACCCCAATAGAAACAATCCTTAAAGTGAGGGTCTTCAGTATAGCTATATATAACATTAGCAGGGTCAACATAAGAAACCTTTACACCGCTACCTTTTAAAAACTCATGCTTAGAAACTCCAATACCTAAAACAGTAAGGTCGTAATCCATTTGTTTTCTTAATTCTGAATAATGATTTTCAGAAAATATTGTATTTATAGCCTCTTCTTCTGCTATCTCAATTGCAGGCTTATAGTTAAGCTGCATATACAAAGAAAGTTCTTCGTCAGAATTTGGAAGTTCCTCAGGAGAAGTTACAAATGGATTAGCTCCTGTAGCTTTTTGTATTTTTTGAAGGACAGGTTTGGCTATCATCTGACCTTCTATCATGTTCTGATACTTACTCCTCTTAGACTGAGACAAAGCATCTTGTGCGTACGCCTTAACAGAAAATAATCTGCTTGACATTCCGTTAACCACTATATCAACAAACTTCGGTAGTATTGGAACAGGTGTCCAATCTAAATTTATGTAAGATAAATCTCCATCAACAGCAAGCTCTTGTTTATATTTTGCAATAGACTGCTCGCCTCTAGCGTATAAACGTAAACGATTAAACCCTTGCCATTGTTCATAAAATCTACATTGACTTCCATCTTTTTTAAACCACTCATATTGAATAGCTTGACCAATTTGCAATCCGAATTCTACAGTTGATTTTTCTGCATCAGATACAAATTGGCTTGGAAATGCTGTAGACGATATATTTATTTTAACATCTTTCATCAAATCAGTTCACTTGTAGCCCCCTTATTATTGTACCTTGCAAAGGTAAGACTTATTTTATTACTTGTTTTTTGAGGTTGATATAGGTTTTTTTGACACGCCATTATTGCTAACCCACTACTAATACTAGCATCATAATTAGTTCTGTTGTTAATGTCAAACTTCGACCAATCTTCTAACGTCCTATTAAACAGCATTGAACCCATTTCATCAGGGTCTCTAAATGTTCCCTCAATATCCATACCTACGTACTTTTCTATATAAGACTCTATAGCAGAGGCATGAGCCTGCTTTACAGCCTCAGATGAGTTAGGTATACCCCCAAGCTCTTTTTCTGTCTTAGATAGCTTGTTATAAAGCTTGTCAGGTCTGTTTAGGCAAAATCCTCTATACCCTCTGTTCTTGAAATGATATAGTAGCCTCGGTTTATTGTTCTCTATTAAAATAGGCATACCATAAAACACACAAGCCATAAGTACATCCTCGTAAAATAATTCTGCAGTCTGAGGTCTAGCAACGTACTCTAAGAAAAACTCATTGCTAGGAGCATCGTCCATATTGAACTTAGTCAATCCATGTAACGCTCCGTTAGAACCTCCTCCACCAACAACTCCTGAGATGTCATATGAATCACATCCAAACGCACCTATGTGTTCGTGTGCAGGATGCTTTACTCCGTTCCTCTGTGTGTATTTGTTTTGAAGCTCTTTTTTTGGAATCCATGATATTTTAAATCTTCCGGACTTGTCAGGAGAAAAAATTACCTCTGTATCTTTTATTCCGTTCTTCCACCGAAAGCTACCCCTAGTTACATGATGGTCTATCATCAAGCCATCATTATAATCTATCTGATGATAAATACGTGTAAGATTAAATATAGACTGCTTGCTCTCGTCTCTAAATGCGTGAGACTCTGTTCTTGGAAACTGTCTGTAAAATTCGTTTAACGCATTAGAGTCTGACTTAAGAGATTCAACCTCTGCTTCCCAATAGTCAATAGCACCTTGATGTATCTGTTCATTATCAATACCAAGTACGGGAGACTTGGGAGTTCTAAAGACAGGCATACCATACCTATCAATAAATCCCTCCATATTCCATTCCATTGGGATAAATAGCGAATACATACCGCTTTTAGTCTGACCATTCTTATTTCTTTTTAAAACATCAGAGTCGTAGTATAAACTTTTAAAGTTATCTCCACCCTTTGATAAGGCATTTGATGTTGAACCCATCATACACTTGCCTATAATCTTACTACCTAAACGCAAGCAAGTTTTTGTAACTCTCCAATTATTTAGTATGTTGTTTGGCTTTAACCACTTACCGCTTTCATCATGTACAAGGAGTAATAGTTTCTCACCATCGTAAGAGTTGTCATCAGTATTCTTCCAATCTATAGTCGTGTCTAGTCCCTCAAGTTCCTCGGTTTCTAGCTCGTACATATTCTTTTTAGTAATCTTAGATGCAGGTATCCTAAACGCTAATTCGGTCTTTGGCTTATCCATACCATCCATTATAGGCTTAAAAAAGAAAGGAAGCCTACTGTTAATAGGAACAACTTTATCAGTAAACATCTTTTTAGAATCAGCACCGGTCTTAGACAGTATTCCTATCCTAGAGTTCTTAGCTGATGTCCCTATATTAATACACTCTGACGAACTCATAAAAGAAAAACCTGAACGTCTTATCTTTAAATAGTCCATTCCAAAACTTCTGTTGTCAGCTTTGCAAGCCTCCCAAAATATATACAGAAGTCTATTAGCCTCTCTGAAGTCAGGATACCCTACATCAATACTAGTCCATTGTAGATACATATAATGAGCACCTGTAGTGTAAGTAGGTTTACCATTATTCATAAACCAATACCCGTCTTCTCTTGTATCAAATTCAGATTCGATATAATCTATGTACTTGTTCTTAAAGTCTGATGGCATATCATTCCATTGGAATATGGAATTTATTTTAGATAATGGCTTTGGGAGTTCTTTTCTCTCCCAATATTGTTTCTCTTTATTGGAGTGCCTTTTATAGCATGACTTACTAGCTAGTGGTAACCCAATTCTAAAATTCTTTATTTCATAAACTTCACCTAGAGTTCCATCTTTAGATATAATAACTAAGTCATACTTAGAATCGTATCCATACTTCCAAGACTTTGCTCTGTTTTTTGTAGACAGAACATTTTTTGAAATGTAATTATCTAAAACTTTGTGAAGTTTATTTTCCTGCTCTTCTTTCAGCAAATCCTTGTTTAGTATCTGTGTGTTTATTTAAGTTTTTCTCTAAAGACTCTATAGCCTCAGCCTCAGAATCTATTCTACTTAAAATCTCAAAAGCATCGAATATAGCTAATTTTTTAGTAGCAGCAGCATTTTTTAGTTTATCTGCCGATAGGTCATCGTCATCGTCTACTTTAATTATAGCTTCCTTAGCAACCTTTATAAGCTGCTCTACGGCTGTGTAACCTGCTTTTATTATATTTAATTTTATATCCTTAGAATCCATACTATAACGCTAAAGTAATTTGATGGTCAAAAATTCTATACATCTTTTCCCCGTCTACCTCAAACTCATACTCGCTATCAGGAGTAAATGACACTTGTGTGCCTTCATGTATTCCCTTACTTATTAGATAGTCATTTGAGTACCTCATCTTACCCATCAACGGTTCGTTAGTAGGCTTGTGCAAATAACACTCTTCCGATGGTATAGGGGAAACAAAACAATACCTGTCGTACGAGTTCCACTTCTCTCCATCATTATACATAAAGAACTGTTGGTCATCAATAAAAAACAGGTCATCCTTAAAGAAACTCTTTCCGCTTTTACGTCTACCCCTCATGTCGTTATAATACTTAAAAACATTATGGTGTACAAGTAATGTGTGGCCAATCTTTATAGGGCCGGTGTAATCAATAGGTAACTCGACTACTTCTGCAATACGATTGGAGAACTTGTGTTCCTCTTCTGATGTGTTTGTAGTAAACTCTACACCACCCCAATCAACTACATTATTATATCTCGTTCCCTTTTGAGGACGAGCAATAAAATAAAATGGTGATTTCATTAAAAATTTATGTTGTACTCAACAGATACAGGCATTGTGGAAGAAAATGATTTCCACATCATAACCTCATCATTTTTTTGTATCCAAATTAAATACTCGTTATCTGCTTCCTGTATGAGGTGAATAGTATAACTACCATTAAGAACAGACTGCCCAACAATATAATGCATTGCTGATTTATAATCAGAACCTACGGATATTTTTCTTATGTCCATATTATTGAACTACGATTACAATTCCTGCTGCATTTAAAGGGGCTGCACCTGTACCATCTGTTTGGTATAAAGCACCTGCAGCCAATCCTGCAGCTATAGCAGCAGCTTGGTCAGCATGAGCAGGAAGATTATATACAGGTGAATCTACCCACGCAACACCTGAACCTGTGCTTGATAATAACTGTCCTGATGTACCAACGCTTGAAGCTCCATCCCTTACAGTACCTTCTAATGTTATAGCATCAAACTCAACTAAATGACCAAAATCAGTCGTTCCTGTAGGGCCAAACTGATTGTTTCCATTGAATACAGAATTTCCCGTAATTGATAAAGTACCTATAAGAGAAATATTGTTTGAAGCTGTATTACCTGCAGTTAATACTGAAGATAAAGTAGGTATTGGAGTAAGAGCAGCTATATCCTCAACCCTGAAGTTTTTAGTTTTATTGGCATCACTTACATCTGTTCCAATAACTATATCCCCTGCAACAGGAGGTGATACAATTCCATACGAGCTAATCTTAGACATTATTATTCTGTTTTTTCTGTTCTTGTTATTTCACCGGACTGAACATTAACAATTGCATCCTCTCCATACTTCTCCATAAGAGACATCTCGTATTTGTTATACTCCTTTTTTAAGGAGTCAACATCAGAAACAAGAGCTGACTGAGCAAGAGTTGTATCCCCAATCTTCATCTTTAATGTGTTAAATTCTGACACATAACCCTGAACTTTATTAAGTTCTTCTGTGGTAAGCTTTTCCATTGTAATAAATTTAATTTACACAAAGGTACTATATTTTGTTTAGTTGTTTTTTGCAGAGCCTCCAAAAAAGAAATCAACGACTGTATTAACCTTTGCGCTCATAGCTCCAAAAATAGTTGAAATGAAACTTACCTCAAACTCTCCTAGGTTTATGTTATCATTAACGAAGTGCTCAAACATTAAAAAACTAAGAGAGAAATAAGCTATGGTAAATATTGAGGCTAATATTTTTTGTATGCTTCCGTCACTTGAATATAAAGAACGAGCACTTTTCCTGTCTTCTACCTCTAATGCGTACAACTCCATAAGCTGTATATGTGCTTTAGACTTTTCTTCAGGAGTTAGATTTGACTTGTCTATTAACTTACCTACAGCTCCCAACAGACCTACATCAGGCAGTAACTCTCCTGCTACATTTAAAATCTCAGGAGCTTTTTCAGATAGCCATATACCAACCTTGGTATCTTTAAACTTTTTTTTCTTTTTTCTCATGTGTTGTTAATACAACCAAATCGCATCGTTCTTATCAGGGTCGCTGTCTACATGGATAAAGGAACTTGAGATACCTAACCTTGTAAATCCAACATTAATTAAAGCCTTAACTATTATCAATCTCTTATCTGAGGATGTGCATGAGATGTCAGCCGCTAATCCCTTTACATGAGATGAGCCTTGAACCCCGCCAACCTTAGCATTTCTCTCAGGAGTTCTGTAACCTGAGTTTATCCTGAAAGGAATCATAGCCTCCTCACGAGCGTAGTCTAATAGCTCTAAAAATTTTATATCCATGTTTTCTCCCGAACCCGGAACGTCAGGTGAATCAAACTCGTCTAAGGTAAAGTACTTCATTCTTTTATTTCTTTTTTCAGTTTACCAAACTTATATAACGTAAATGCTATGGCTAATATTAATGATATGAACTGTAAAAACTCATTACATTGGGTAAACGTAATCCCTAAAGCCCCTCCGTTTGCTGCTAAAACTTCTACTGTATCTTTCAATTCTTTATTCATTTGGGTCTATTCCATTTTTTAATAGTACCGCTAACCATACAGACTCGTCTAAGTAGTAATCAACTTCATCCCAAAACGTATCCATACATTGTGTAGGGCCTACTGATGAGTATGCTTTTATTTCACTTCTCTTACCGTTCCAACAGATGAACCAAGTTTCTTGTGACGG